TTGCTCTACAAATGGCATTATCTGTCCTCCCTGTTAATCTCTAATATAGATGCAATAACATCTACATTACCGCTGGTTGCCTGTACTTTTAATATCTCACTTTCCTGCATAATCAAGGGCTCACTTAACACTTGTTCTTTTTGATTAGCAGCTAAATCTATATCATTATCTATCACAAATGCTGTGCCTGATGCATTGGTTAATGTAGCTTTAACAACAGCTGCACCACCATTGTCTTCAGATACTAATAAAGATTTAACAATGGCTCTAGAGTTTGATGGCACTGTGTATAGTGTTGTAACATCTGTAGTTGTTAAACTTACTTTATCATTCTTATATATATTTGCCATTAACCTAATCCTAACCAGGTAAATCTTTCCTGGTCTTCTTTTTGTTGTGTTAGATATGTTGAGTTTAATTGTTCTATTAATATAGATAACGCTCTATTTATCTGTCTTTGATTATCCTCACTATATTCTTTTTTAGGTTCTGGTAATCTTACCACTATCTTTGCCATTAGCCTCTCCTTCCGTCTGGTTGTAGGTCTACTTGAAACGTACCAAATCTCCACGATTCTCCGGACCCCGTGTTTTCTATTTTAATATTTGCGTATCGTCCTCTGGCTCTGGTGTCAACTTTTGTAGTTGCAGATGTGATTGTAAAGGGACTTAAAGTTGTCACAGCATCAGAATCTGATGGAAAATCTTTTATAGCCACAGTTATTAAATTGTTACCTGTTAATACTTTAAAGTTAGGCAGGAATCTACGCATAGCTAAAAACACTTCACTTTGATCTTTTTGTAATGAAAAACTAAATGATTTTATAAAAGAAGTTAAAGCTGTTGTGCTTCCATCAGGATTAATTTGATCGGTTCCTATTTCGTGTTCAAAAAATACAGTTTGCCCTAATCCTGTTTCACCTTGAATAACAGGAAATGTTCCTGTGTTAGAGCTATTAAAAGCTGTAGCATATGGTTTTGGATATACTAATGAGTCAATCCAAGTTGTTCTTATTGAATTTGTATTTGTGCCTGTATACCAATTACCCATAGGTAAGTTAGCATTATCTTGTCCATAATTATAGACCACATATCTATCGTTAAATGTAGCACTAGCAGTTGGATACCACCAGATAACCTCTGTAAATAGATTGTTTATACCTGCACAGATCTGTTGACCTTTTGTTGTATCGATATCATCGTAGATAAAATCCTCAACAGAACAAGGTAGTGTATTTACCGTACCATCAAAAGAGAAAAAACCATTATTACCCATCCAATATGCAACACCATCAATTTCAATAGCTGCATTCTTACCAATCAATCCACAGTTTGTACCAACTTGTTCAAATCCAAATGTAAATGGTGCACCTACAAATTTCATTGCATATAATGCATTGTCAGTCCACACTAGAATATTTTCTTTTGCAACTAACGCACCCATAATTTTTGTGCCGTCTTGTAATCTTTGTGTGCCTGCTGTATTTGTCGCCTCTGGTGTATAGTTATTTATATCTTCATCAACAGAAAATCTTATAAGCATATCATCTTGTGTTGATGGATTACCTATGGTTTCTTCTGTTCCAAAGTGAATTAAGTGTCGTGTTGTTGGTGATATTAATGTAACTCTTGTTGCAGTTGGATTGTTTGTTGTTGCAAAACCAGCTGTTGATGTTGACGCTCTATTACCTGTTGGATTAGCAGCTCCTGCATTCCAAGTAAATGTTTTACCATTAGCTACAGTTGCAACCAATACCTCACCAAAATTACTTAAAGACCAAAGTCCTGGTTCAAGAGTTACAGTTGATGCCTGTACCGCACTACCAAATCCTGTAAATTCAGTAGCATTTTGCACTGTTGAGTTTGTTGAGTGTGCCTGACCGTTTGATGTGCCAAAAGTTGCTGTTCCATTCGTACCTCTAGTGATACCTAAAAATTGTGTAGAGTTTGTTGAAGTGTATGTGATTAATTCACTGTCTACTAAGATTGTGCCTGCAGATGGAAATCCTGTGGTTGAGTCTACAGTAACAGCGGTCCCCGATCCACCTGTACCAGCAGTGTCCGCGTTTAACGATCCATCTAATTCTGTTTGTGCAACACCGGTAATCGTTCCGCCATAGTTTCCAATACCAAAACCATAACCATAAGATTGTGCTGCAGGACCTACAACCTCGTAA